TTTTCTCTACAATATACTTTATAATTGGGTTATTACCACTATCAATGTCTGATAACGCAACATCAAATAATTTATCTAAATTACTCGCAATTTCATTTGGTTTACCAAATATTTCCGCCTCTAAATCACCTTCAGGGGTCTTAAAATTACCTTTACTAAAATTACGTGTTTTTGAAACATATTGTAGTATTCCATAATTACTTTGCTTAACAACCTCCTCTAACGAATTAAAAGTGTTCTCATAATAAGTTTTAGTAGTATCTAAAAGTTTATCCATAACTTTTAAATAACTTATCTCACCCGTTTCACCACTTGGTGTTAATGGTTCAGTTGATTTAATCTCACCAATAGTTGAACCGGCAATGTCTTGAGGTTGTGTATCTGCAGTGTTATTAACAGGTGTTGATGGACTTATTGCTTCAATTTGGTCAATAATCTCTTTATCTAATTTTGACGTATCTTCAGTTGCGGTCGCCCTTTCATCGTATATTTCGGTATTAGCATAATAGTTGAATGATAAAGCATTTTGTAACTGTTCAACAGGTTCTTTAAGACCCATACCACCAATCATATTAAATGATAATTGTATTTTAGCAATCATTGGTTGGACACCGATACCTTCAGGGTTCATATCATAAAGTAATGGGTCATATGTCACTTGTAATGATGTTGGTATAATTTTAGTATTATAAAAGTCACCGATTCTTAATACTAATACAGGTGGAGCACCAAACGATGTGTTAATAGCGTCAACAGATGTTGGTTGTCCATCTTGTATAATAGGTATAGTTTCACCAGGTCTTAAACACTGATTTAAGAATGTTAAACGAGCATTTAAACCTTCAGGTGTCATTGAGTGAAACGCAGGGTTAAAATACTTTATCTTTTCTTTTATTGAATCATATACCATTGGTACATTTTCTTTTATTACTTCAAAGTAATCACATTCCGATAAAAGATTTCGTAATATTTTTTTAGATATACCTTCTTTTAGTTTTTTAATAATACTTTTACTAGGTCCAACAGGATTAACAGGTAATGTTATATTATCACTAGTTGGTGTATTTGGAGTAGTAACAACTTCTTTAACAGGTTCAGGTTTAGCAGGCTCTTTAGGTATTGGTTCAACCGAAATCTCTTTAATTTTAACACGTCTACACGCCATAGCGTTTGCGGCATAAACTTGTGATATTGTTGTCACTTTATTATTTTTGTTTTTAATATCTTGACTACAATTCACATCCTCTCCTGTACCAGAATCCTCCTCAGTTTCAATTGGTTTATTTGGGTCTGAACCTAATTCTTTACCCATTCTAGGGATAACAATTTCTTCACCAAAACCTTTTTCACTAATTATTTGAAACGTTTTATCATCAATAAATTTAGATAAGTTTTTTTCACCAACAGTTTTTTCTTTAAAAAATTTAGTAATAGCATCAATACGTCTTTCCGATAATTTTTGATTATATGCCGGTGATGCGGTTGCGGATGCGGAACCTTGTAATTTTACTTTAATTTTTCCAAGTTTTTCATTTAAAATATCGTAAGCATCTGTAATGAAGTTTTTCTCACCTCCACAAAATTCATTGTAATTACCAATAACTACTTTATCAAAAAACGCAGTTACATTTCTATTTATATCACCTTCATTAAATTCAGTGTCGGCATTTTTTTTGTAAATATCTTTTTTACCAATATAAGTATCATAGGTTGATTGATAATCAGCATTTGATGTTGTACTATTACTTGGACCCGGAATATCATTATCAAAGTATAATGCAAAGTCTAAATATTTGTTTTCAAAATCAGATATTCTATTATCAGGTTCAACTTTTTGATTATTATTATTTGTTTCAACACTATTAGTAGAGTTTCCTTCACCATTAGCACTTGAATTATTTTTAGGAATTTCTTTGTTAATTTGTCCTAAAGTTTCAATATCAGTTAATCTTGGGTTATTTAAAATTTCTTGATAAGTATATAAATCATCTGTTGGTATTTGATTAAATTTAACCGCTAATTTATAGATATCAAATTTTGTACATCCCGCAAAAAATGAATCAATGATTGAATCAATTCTTTCTCTTGACGCACCTTTAAGTTGTTTTTCTACAACAGTATTCATAACCGAAGGACTATCAACAATTATACTCCAACTTATACTACCCTCTCTTGATGAGTTTTTATACGTGTATATTGGTTCAGGTCTTCCTAAAAAAGTTGTTGGTTGCCAATCGGCTCTACTTGAATCATTAAATGTTAAGTTATATGGTGGAAACCACATTACTCTACCCCCATTAGGACCTTTCTCACAAGTTGGTAAACTATCATAAGTGTATCCAGGTCTACTTGATGTTCTCCAAGCCAAGTTCTCAATTGAGAACATATATTTTTTAGCATATCCACCTATACCATTTTTATCCCCTTGGACTATGTTTGTGGAATCAGTACCTTTTAAAGGTGCTATATTAAGGTTATATGTATTATCTAACACTGAGTATGAAAAACGTCTACCTGATGTTGTTATACCATCAGTCTTTTGTAAGTCAGCATAAGTATAATATGGTGTGTCTTTAGTAAACACTCTACAATATTCAATACCGGCTTCAGAACCTGTAGTATCATCTTTGTATGAAACAACTTGAGAACCTTTAGTCATTTCTCTATAACCATCGTGAAATACTTTACTAACTTGGTTCATTGCATTACCAACGTGTTTTAATCTATTAACACCACTAACATTATCACCTGAATCAATTAATCGTTGTGTATTGTCTAATATAGAATTTTGTTTAAATTCAACATTTGTTGATTTTGATTTATCATATTGACTATTAATTTGATTAAACTCATCATCTTTACTACCTGAACCACCACCAGGTGTTGCACGAAAACCTGCATTTGATTGATATTTTGGGGATGTCCAAACAAAACCACCATCAATACCACCATCATTACTAAACGATTTTCCCGCCAATCCAAAATTTAACTTATTATCGTTACCTTCATACAATATACCTAATTCAGAAGGCCCATATACAGGTGTTTCAACTTGTTGACCGTAAGCATTAACAGGTATCGCATTACTTGGTGATGTGATTTGTGACGGTTCAGCGTTAGGGTTACCAACATAATAAGTACCGTAATTTTGTTCTGAACTTAGTAAATTTTGTATCCCCTGTATAATACCATTTATAATACCTCTATCATAATTTGGTTGATATCTATTATAACTAAGGTTATTAAACAACACTGATTGTTGTCCATTACCTGAATTCGCCAAAAATATTTGTGACGGATTTCTTCTAACATTCAATATTGGACCTAAAAATCCACCTGTTAAATTATTAACTACATTTAACGCTTTAGATGTTTGACTTGTTTCTAAACCACCTTTTTCATTTTCATTCCAATAACTTCCCGGTATAAATGATACGGGCCAATAAGCACCCGCTAATCTTGTTAGGAAATCAGCGGCATTAACTAACGGATTTTCAGGTACAGTAATTCTCCAATTTCTATTAATCAACGGTTGTTGACCTGTCGCTAATAACGCAGCGTCAAATGGGTCTTGTAATGAACTTAAATTAACTAATCCAATTGTGTTTTGATATATCTCAGCGTTAACTCTTTCTTGAAATAAGAAATTTAATTGTGATGCACCAATCTTCGCCAAAAACGAATCTTGTGATAGTGAACCCTCACTACCTGTTGGGTCTTGTACTGTTAATATTTCATATGGTGAATATGTTGACGGAGTAAAAATTCCAGGATAAACTGTATATAGACTACTATAGTGATTCTGTAAAATATTTTCACTTAAATAACTAATGTAGAAATAACCATTTTGAGGTTTAAATAAATTTAAAACTGCGGGTGAAGTTGGTAAATTATATAAGAAAACACTACCAGGTACTTGTAAATTACTACCTATCAAAGGATAATATTCACCTTGATTTGGGGTTATAGGTAATAATGGTCCGTTAAATGTTATATTTAAATTATACCCCCCATTAGGTCCAAACGAATTTAATGGGTAACTTTGATTTGCAAATACATCATTAGCAATTAAATTATCATCAGAGTTTATAACCGAATAATTTGATTGGACTACTTCATAATTTAAAGGACCTGCCGGTGGAGTATAAACACCACTAACAGTATATGGGGTTAAATTTTTACCCATTAAAGCATCTCTAAAAGATGAGGTTGATACAAATGATAGTGAACTTGGCATTATTTTTTATTTTATAAATAGAAAGTTATTTATTTTTTCATAGGGTTTCTCCCGTAATTTGTTTGAGCATTTTCCATTTGTTTGATTAGTTTTTCCATAAATGCAGGATTATTTAAAACAGATTCAAACATCTTTTCAATTTTATCTTTATCTACATTACTACCCGCATTTTTTAAATCAACATCAAATTGTATTTTACCGTCAAACGTTGTTTTACTTTTAACTTCTAAATCACTTGGTTTAATATTTAAATCTTTAGCGGTAGATTCTATTTGTTTATTAGTTTCGTTAACTAATACCGCATTATTAGTCTCGGTTTTAATATCAGATTTTTCGTCCTTATAACTTGATAAATCAATTTTTTCATTTTTTGCAACAGTACTAATCGCTTCATCAGCAACTTTATGAATTAACTTAACAATTACTTTAGAGTATTCATTATTACCCGCCATAATTTCTTTTTCAAGTGCACTACCGTTTACTTTTAAACTTTCTTTAAAATCACCTAACCCTTTATTAATATTACCCATAGCGGTACTAAATGCGTCAGATACCTCTTCAAAACTACCTTCACCATCAACAAGTTTTAATAAACTATCACTAACCAATCCAAGGTTAGTTTCAAACCCTTCTCTCATTTTTGATATATTCATACTTTTTTCAAATGCACCAACAACACCATTATATATTTGAGCTTCAGCCGCTTGAAATTTTTCACCTACTTGAGTACCGGCCAACGCATAACCTGTTTTACCTTTAAGGGCCTGTAAACTAGCGTCCATACTTTGTGTGTAGGTTAATTGTTCTTTAGCCAACTCCTCCATAGTTTTAGGTTTAGATGACTCAAGTAACTTTTCAAATTCTTCTTTATTATTACCAATTTTTGATAAAACAGTATTCATATCTTCCATCTTACCTTTAAAGTTGATTTTCATTTCACCATCTTTCATTTCGGTAATGTTGGCTAACATTTCTTTTTGTTCTGGAGTCGCAAAATCAGGGAACTTAATTTTTGTCATTTTTTCATCAAGTTCTCTAGCACCAATTCCCATTTTAGTTAATTCGGTATAAGCCATACCCGTTTCTTTCGCGATTTGTCTTAATCGTTTAACACCACCCGGAGCAATTTTAACATTACCTTTTTCGTCTAACGTTGTAAAACTTTTAGTCATATCCCCAATCGCTTTTTGTAATTCACCTGGGTCATTTGCCGATAAATTCATTAAACGATACGGGTCTAACAAATCTGATTGTTGAACACCTAATCTTTGGAAAGCCGACGCCATTTCAATAGCACCTTCAGGGTCATACACTTTTTCTGCAAAATCTAATGTAGTACTCATTTCAACCCTCATAGCGGTCGCTTGTGCAGCCATTTTAGCCAATCCATCAACACCCCCTTTAAAGTTGAATCTATTCAATTGACTCATATTAGTTACAACTTTACTTGAGATGTCCTGAACACTAAGACCATATTGTCTACCAATGTTAACAACTTTTGTCATTTTTTCATTGATACTTAACATAGACATACCGGCATCTTTAAATCCGATAATCATTTCTTTATACCCTACACCCGTTACTTTTTGAGTCGCATATAAATCGTCGTAATAATCTTTATTTAATAAAACACTTTTTCCTAATGATGAGAAAATATCTGATTGTATTGCTTGAATGTCAGCCATTGAACCACCTAATCTAGCAACATCAGAATACGCGTCACCAAGATTATTTTTAATCGCAACGGCAGATTCACGACCAAGACCCATTTGTTTCGCTAAGTCAGAATAAACAGTATCCATTTCTTTCAGTATCTGTTTAACACCTTTAGTGTTAGACTCTAATACATCTGTAATATCTTTGTTTATTTGACTTATAAAACTTTTACTTTCACCCTCTATTTTTGACTTATTTTCACCGTCGTCTCCTGTTCCCATAATTAAAACATATTATATAATATAAATACACCGAAGGTTATTTTACCTTCGGTGTATAATCTTCAATTATTTTATTGACTAATATTTTTCGGATATAAGTTGGTATTTTTAAAAAATCAGAATATGATGTTCTTAAAATTTTTGCCATCAAATAATATTCTTCAATTAACCTAACCCTGTAACTAGAAGAAAGGGCGAAAAAAGGACACCCCAAAAGACACATTGAATGTGACTTTTTCTCCTGACGGGGCGTTAACTTCTCTACTTAGATTTAATGAGGGTACATTGTTTTTAATAAAATTTCTAATAAATTTAGAATCCATAATAGGTAAATGTTCAATAAATTGTGAAATCATATTTCTATCATCACTACCATCAACTTCAAGAACCATTTTATTTAATCTCCAAGTGATGATAGGTGCAACACGACCTTTTGGATAATTTTCGGCCATTTCGTCCAATTCTAAACCTTCAAAAAACGTAATAGGTTTTATTTTAACGGTAGAACCTGTTTTAGGTAATTTCACAACAAAACAACCGTTATTGTCAGGTTTATGTTCTGTATCATTTACACGTAATTCATCTAAAATTTCCGTATGTTCAAATTGTTTTCCTGATACAGGGTCTGTTAAATTTAATGTATATTCAGGACCAAATGATGAGTTTCTTAAAAATATTAAAATAGCCTCAACATCACTATCTAATAACTCATCAGGTCTTAACTCATGTTCATATATTTTATTACGTAATAACGTCATAATTATATTATCACGTCTATCATTATTTAATAAAAAGTTTTCATCAGACGCAGTTAAATAACCAACTTTAACTGAATTTTTTTTATTATTATAGAAAATACCTTTGGTAGGTAACATAACTACGTCGTGGGGTAAACTAAACCCATCCGTCGCGGCTTTTAAAACATCATTATCCATATTTTTTTATTTAAAAAATAGTTTACTTTTAACATATATAAACAGAAAATCCACATATTTCTATGTGGATTTAATATATCATTATAATTTTTTTAATATACTAATATACAACGGTCCATTCTCATTTGACTAGATATTTTAGCAACACCATCACTTGAATAAGATAGTGAACCACCATCATATCCTGTTAACCAAGTTCCCTCAAGTATCCATTTCTCAACAACAACACCTGTTGGGTCTAACATTTCCAAATCAACATTCTTTTTATAACCCGCAGCATAACCCATACGACCTGTTACAGACTCCGCACATAAACGAATCCATTCCATTACCGCTTGAGACGCAGAAGGTCCAATAGGGTCACGGAATGTTACAGGTAAAGCATCCCATACAAAACGACCAGCAACATAAGTTGATGTATTTAAGAACTGAATCTCAGTAGGTGTGATAGTTAACTTAGGTCTTGAAGTTGTTTCAACATACCATTCATTAATACCTAATGATGAAGGGAATCTCAAAATCCATCTGTTCTCTCTTTTAGGTTCGTAAGGAACTGGCATTTTCATTAATAAATCAGCCATAATATTTTTTTTTAATTAATTTTAAGTTTATTGTTTTAAATAAATATCTATTAAAATATTTTTCTATTTACTTTTATTTT